GGCTAGTGATTGCAGCGAAAAATAAATAAGTTAAGGGAGTCTTCCAAATAGTAGTAGGTAACTCCCTTATTTTTTATGGGGAATACAATGAAATATAAGGATAAAAAAGATAAGAAGATGTCTGCTGGATATAATAAAGGTGGAATGGCTAAGAATAGTAAATATAAAATGAAATCTGGTGGTTTTACTAAGCGTGGACCTTGTAAGTAATGGTTGAATATCGTGGAGAGAAGTTTGCAGGTTATAATAAACCTAAAAGAACTTCTAAACACAAAACTAAGAGTCATGCAGTACTTGCTAAAGAAGGTGATACTATTAAGTTGATTAGATTTGGTCAGCAAGGTGTCAGTGGAGCAGGTAAGAACCCTAAGACTGCTAAAGAGAAAGCTAGAAAGAAATCGTATTACGCAAGACACAACGCACAAGGTAAACCTACTACTAAACTATCGGCTAAATACTGGAGCCATAAAGTAAAGTGGTAATGTTGGTTACTGTAGATAGTATTTTATATAAAAGGAAATTATAATGGTTGCTAACAAACAGACATCTCTCTTTGACTCTACTGGATCTCTTATAGTAAGTGCAGACAGTGTAATGGTAGTAGATAATACTGAGAGTATCACTGGTGAACGGTGTGAATGTAATTGCGATAATTGCGTGGAGTGCAACTGTGACCCAGAAGTTTGTCAGTGCAAGGGCCACACAAAAGACACTGTTGTTGCTGGACCTAATGTCAGAGGTACTACTGATCCTACATTAATATTTAAGAATAAAGGCCAGGAAGATAAAACTTTGGTTAGGGATTTTGAATAATGAAAGGCGTAAAACATTACTTTAAAGATGGAGTAGAACATAAAGGTGGAAGTCATAAGATGCCTGATGGTTCATCTCATAGCGGAAAGACACATAGTAAAAGTAGTAAGAAATTATTTCATATGAAAGATTTATCTAAAACTGTGCAAAGTAAATTAAAGAAAAAGAAATAGTAGCATGGCTAAATCAACCGTAAATAAATCAGGTAATTATACTAAGCCGACAATGCGTAAAAGATTATTTAATAAAGTTAAAGCCGGTACTAAGGGAGGTAAGGCTGGACAATGGAGTGCTAGAAAAGCTCAGTTGTTAGCATCGCAGTACAAAAAAGCTGGAGGAGGTTATAAGTCGTGACATGGGAGAGACTTGGGAAACTATGGTACAAGCATGGCCTATCGTATTTGGATTCGTTACGTTAGTTATAGTACTAGCTAAGATGCATGGGCAGATAGAAGTATTGCAAGATAAGGTAAAGACTCTATTTGATTTATGGAATGCTAGAGGCAAATGAAAGCACCACAAAAAAGTTTAAAGAAATGGACCAAGCAGGATTGGCGTACTAAATCTGGTAAGCCTTCTACACAAGGCCCCAAAGCTACTGGTGAGAGATACTTACCTGCGAAGGCAATTAAGTCGCTTAGTAAAGCTGAGTATGCAGCAACAACTAAAGCGAAACAAAAAGGTACTAAGGCTGGGAAGCAACACGTAAAGCAACCCAAGCGTATTGCAAAGAAAACCAGATCTTATAGGAGAACGTAATTATGGCTAAAGATAATAAAAGATTAATTGAAACATTTGAAAATAGATTAAAAGAAACAAAAAAGAAAAGAGATGAAGGAAAAAAATCTACAGAAGGTGAAGCTTCATTTGCACAACAGATAAAAGGTTTAAATAAAGAAATAAAAGAATTAAAAGCAGAAAATAAAAAAGAAGGTATCGGTGCACAGATTGCTAGAAAGTTAGGTGATCAACGTAGCGAAGAAGAAATGATCAAAACTCGTAAGATGAATGAGGAAGACGAAAAAGAAATGGGTATGAATAAAGGTGGCATGGCTGGTAAGAAAGTCTACGGCATGAGAGAAGGTGGTTTCACCAAACGCGGTGGGATGTATAAAAAAGGTTATTAATTATGACTGAACAACAAGAAGCATTTCTTAACGCTTTATATGGTGAAGCACAAGGTAACTTTCGTACCGCTATGAATATAGCTGGGTATGCTCCTACTGAGTATCCTGCTAGACTTATCAGGCAAATGAAGAGTGAGATAATAGAGAGAGCAGAGAATATGTTAGCTGCTAATGCTCCTAAAGCTGTTCTCTCTATGTCAGGCATACTAGATGATCCTACTGCATTAGGTAATAGAGATCGTCTAGCTGCGGCTAAAGAAATACTAGACCGTACTGGTATAGTTAAAACAGAGAAGATCGAACATAAGGGCGTTGCTTCTGCTGTTGTTATATTACCTCCCCTAGAGGAAGATGATGACACTCAAAAGGATTGATCATGCAAGTCGTAGAAAAATTAAAGCACTCGGTAAAATCCCATACGGATACGATTACGAGGTTGATGAAGGGAATGTGGCATGGTATATGCCTAATGAAGCAATCCTTAGTAAATTCTCTGAAGCGGTTACTCAAATTCGTGAAGGTGGTCACTCAGTACGAAAGGTGGCGACGTGGTTAGAAAATGAAACTGGTAGAAAACTTTCTGCTACTAGGTTACACAAGTTGGCATGGACTGAAGAAGAGCTGGATGTTAGGAGAAAGTCTCGTAGACGTAAACTATCTCCCAAGCAACGAAAAGTTGAAGACCTCAAAAATACAGAAAGACAAACAAGAATTAAATCGGATCAAGCAAAGAGAAGACTAAGTAAGGTATTGAGTAATGGACTAGAGCCAGAAGAACATATGGACTTTAGTGGATCTGTAGAGAAAGAACCTGAAGTTGTTTTTAAGGCAAATCCAGGACCGCAGACTCAGTTTCTTTCTTCTAATGAACGAGAAGTTTTTTATGGTGGAGCAAGAGGTGGTGGGAAGACTTACTCTCTTTTAATAGCACCATTAAGATACGTACATAAACCTGTTCATCGGGCGTTACTTATACGAAGATCAATGCCAGAATTACGAGATGTTATATTCCAGACTCAGCAGATATATCCTAAAGCTGCTCCTGGTGCTAAGTTTAAAAGTCAAGAGAATACATGGTACTTCCCAAGTGGGGCCAGAATAGAATTTGGGTATTGCGAGAACTTACAAGATGTGTTAAGATACCAAGGACAGTCGTATTCTTGGATTGGTATAGACGAGTTACCTCAGTATGCTAATTCAGATATATGGCAGTTTTTAAAGTCATCACTACGTACTACAGATCCTAGTATACCTTTACATATGAGGGCTACAGGTAATCCAGGTAATATAGGATCGGCATGGGTTAAGAAATTATTTATAGATCCTGCTGAACCGAATACTAGAATAACTGAGAAGATAGAATATCAATTAGATGGCAGAACTTTGTCAAGCGAAATAACAAGAAAGTTTATAGCAGCATCAGTATGGGATAATCCGTATCTCACACAAGACCAAAGTTATGTTGCTATGTTAGCATCACTACCAGAAGTTAAACGTAAGCAGTTTTTGTATGGTGATTGGGATGTTGTAGATGAGGGAGCTTTCCCTGAATTTGATAAGACCGTACATACTTGTGATAGCTTTGAGATACCTAGCGGGTGGACTAAGATAAGAGCAGCAGATTTCGGTTATGCAGCACATTCAGGTATATTATGGGGTGCTGTAGATTATGATGGATGTCTGTGGATATATAGAGAATTATATGTAAATCGTTTAACAGCAGATAAGCTAGGTCAGATGATTATAGATGTTGAATCTGATGATGGTAGAATACAGGATGCATTACTAGATAGTTCGTGTTGGGCTAAGAGAGGTGATGTAGGACCATCAATAGCTGAGACTATTAATAGAGAAGGGTGTAGGTTTAGACCATCTGATAGATCACCAGGATCTAGAGTAGCTGGTAAGATAGAGTTACATAAAAGACTTATGATTGATGAAGACACTGAAGAACCTAAGATTAAGATATTAAAGAATTGCAAGAATTTAATAAGTCAACTTGCAGCATTACCAACAGATGCAAGAAACCCTGAAGATGTAGATACTAAATCTGAAGATCATTTATACGATGCGTTAAGGTATATGATAATGTCTAGACCAACTAATATAAGAGTAGCGTATGAAAATACGCCTAAACATCGTTATCAAGCATCTGACTCTACGTTTGGATATTAGATGTTTTGGGCATATACGGCTTTGATAATAGCATTTGTACTTATCATTGGTATATTTGTATATAGTCATAAGGATTAGTTATGAAGAAACCTAGAAATTATAAAAAAGAATATGCCAGAACACATGGCACACCTAAAGGTAAGCTAGATAGGGCAGGGAGAAATAAAGCTAGAAAGACTTTAAACCCACCTAAAGGTATGGAGGTACATCACAAGAATGGTAATCCTAGAGATAATTCAAAAAACAACTTAGCTGTAACAACTAAAAAAGTTAATAGAACCTTACAACCTAAAAGGAAAAAATATGGTAGATAAAAATGAATTAAGTGCATTAGAAGATGATGCAGATGAAGATTCATACGACAACCTAGTTGGATATGTTAAAGGTAGATATGAACGTGCAAGAACTAGACGATATTCAGATGAACAAAGATGGGTACAAGCGTATAGAAATTATCGTGGTTTATATGGTCCTGATGTCCAGTTTACTGAAACAGAGAAGTCTAGAGTATTTATTAAAGTAACTAAAACTAAAGTGTTAGCTGCCTATGGTCAACTTATAGATGTTCTATTTAGTCAAAATAGATTTCCTATTGGTATAGAACCGACAGTATTACCAGAAGGTGTATTAGATACTGTTTATGTAGATCCTAAAGAACAGGAACAAGAAAAAGTACTAAGCCAAATAAAAGATCAATATGGTTTTCCTGGTGATGGTAAAGATTTAAAACCTGGCAGTACAACGGATATGCTTAAAGATCTGCTTGGTCCTAAAACAGAAGATCTTGAAGATATTGAAGGGCTTAAAGAAGGCCCAGGAAAAACTCAATCTGCTATTACATTTCATCCTTCTATGGTTGCAGCCAAAAAGATGGAAAAGAAAATTAAAGATCAGTTAGAAGAGTCTTCTGCTACTAAGCATCTTAGACATGCTGTATTTGAATGCGTATTATTTGGTACTGCTATAATGAAAGGACCATTTGCCGTAGATAAGGAGTATGCTAATTGGGGTGAAGATGGTGAGTATGAGCCCATAATAAAAACAATTCCAAAAGTAGAGTATACTTCTGTTTGGGATTTTTATCCTGACCCAGATGCACATAATATAGAAGATGCTACGTATACAATTGAACGACATCGTTTGACTAGACCTCAATTAAGGGCATTAAAAAAGCGACCATTCTTTAGATCAAGTGCAATAGAAGAATCAATTAAAGATGGTGAAAATTATTCTCAAGAATGGTGGGAAGATAGCATACGAGATTCTGAAACGTCATCTGATTTTGGAAGCGAAGGTCATTCTGCTGGTAGCGGAAATGTAGAACGCTTTGAAGTACTTGAATTTTGGGGTACTATAGATAAAGATATAGCATCTTTACAGGATCTAGAGATACCTAAAAAGTATATTGATGATGATGAGATACAGATTAACTGTTGGGTATGTAACAATCAGATCTTAAGATTTGTCATTAATCCTTTCACACCCAAACGTATTCCCTATGTTGCTAGTCCTTACGAGATAAATCCTTATAGTTTCTTTGGTGTAGGTCTAGCAGAAAACATGGATGATACTCAGACGTTAATGAATGGCTTTATGAGACTAGCAGTTGATAATGCTATCTTATCTGGCAATCTATTGATTGAGGTAGATGAAACAAATCTAGCACCTGGTCAAGATCTTACAGTATATCCTGGTAAAATATTTAGAAGGCAAGGTGGTGCACCAGGACAAGCCATATTCGGTACTAAGTTTCCAAACGTGTCAAGTGAAAACATGATGTTATTTGATAAAGCAAGAGTATTGTCAGATGAATCATCAGGTCTACCATCGTATTCGTATGGTCAAACTGGTGTGCAGGGTACTGGTAGAACAGCATCAGGCATATCTATGCTTATGGGTGCAGCTAGTAATTCAATCCGTACAGTCATTAAAAATATGGATGACTATATGTTACGTCCAATGGGTGAAGCAATATTTGCATTTAATATGCAGTTTGATTTTGACCCAGAGATACGTGGTGATTTAGAAGTAAGGGCTAGGGGTACTGAAAGCTTTATGAAGAATGAAGTTAGATCTCAACGTCTTATTAGTTTCTTACAGATTGCAAGTAGTCCTGTACTGGCACCATTTGCTAAGTTCCCATACATCATGCGTGAGATAGCTGCTACTATGGATTTAGATGTAGATAAGGTTACGAACAATCCTGAAGAAGCATTTAGACAGGCTATACTATTACAACAGATGCAACAGCAAATGCAGGAAGAAAATCCTCTACCTCCACAAGATCCTACAGGTGCAGGAAATGGTAATATTGGAACTGGTCAAGCACCTGCCCCAGGAGAACAGGGATTTCCTACAGGTGGCGGTCCTAATGCAGGAACACAACAGCAGCAACAACAGGCTCAAGCACCTCAAGGTCAAGCTGGAGGACAACAAATTCCACCAGAACTAATGGCTATGATGCAGCAAGGTGGGGGCGGTAATGCTTGATGTAAAAACTGCGAGAGATATACTACCGTTAGTTAATACACCAGACTTTGAAGAATTATTTAACCTGTATCTATCCTCTAAAAAACATGATGCTTTACGTATACTAGAGCAGAGTGAAGATGAGGTAGAATTATATAGAGCGCAAGGTGCTATCGCAATGCTTAGAAAATTAAAGAGTATGCGTTTAGAAGTACAAACAATATTAAAAGGAACTTAACATGGCAACTCCCCCAATCCCTAAAGAAAAACCACTTTATACTTATTCCAAAACGACATACCCAAGGAAACGTAATGCTTTAATAGAAAATCTATTAGATTTAATAATTATATCAGAAGGAACAAATTTAGATAAAACACTTTCTAAAAATAAAAATCCTTACAATACTATTGTAGGGTATGATGAAATAACTTTTGATAAACCTTTAACTGAAATGACAATAAAAGAAGTACGAGAAAATGGTAGAAGTATCGTTAATGCTACTAGGGGAATAAAAGGAAAAGACGGTTCGTCAGCAGTAGGTGCATTTCAAATGCTATCTAATGAATATAATAATGGACCGTATTCTTCAACTGTAGGTGAGTTTCAAAAAAAATTAAATTTGTCTGATGATACTCTTTTTACAAAAGAAGTTCAAAGAGAGTTAGCTAAAGCTAAAATTATAGAAATGACAAATAAAGGTAAGTTATTAGATAACTTTGTTGCTAATCCTTCT